TTAAACCTGACGGCCGAACCACTCCACGCGGCCGATAATCTCGACATCGGCATCCGGCTCGGCTACATCCAGTTCGAAAGGCTCATATATCTCATTGGCAGATTTGAGCAGGAGCTTGCTGCCGGGCATGATTTGCGTGTATTTAACGACCAGCTCGCCGCCGATGCGGACAACAAACAAACCATTGCCGGGCTTACGCTTGGCGTGATTAACCAAGATATTGTCGTTGTTGCACAGCACTGGCTCCATCGAATCGCCACGCACTTTGATTACCGATAAGTCTTTGGGGTCGGCATTTAAATAGTGTTCAATCCAAAAACGGCGGAAGGCCATCGGGAACAAAGGCTCCTCATTGCCCACCGGGAAGCCGTTGCCGGCAGAAGCTCGGACGTTGTAGCGGGGAATAAAGACGAATTCGCTCAAATCCACGGGATTACCGAGCGTATCCCGCACCTCCGGGGCAGTCTGGATACTTTGGGCGATCCATTTTGCATTATAGCCCGCGACAGGCTCGTGCAACTCTTGGTTACCGCCTGCCGCCGCTTCTTTGGGGAATGGCACACCTTCCCCAGTCATCAGCCATTTCAAATCACATCCTGATACTTCATGGATTTTCAATAGGGTATCTGCTTTCGGTAAGGTGTCCTTACTAAAAACTTTAGACAACCCAACGTAAGACATCCCTATCTTGTCAGCAATTTCGCTGGTTGATTTTTCCGGCCAGAGTAGTGCCAGCCTATCCTTAAGTGTATTCATATATCCTTTTGTTTAGAACCAGAGGGACTAAACAAGCACCTAACCAAAAACGGGCTACTTTTGTTTTAAAAATAATCCGTATATAAACAAAAGCATAACGAAAACTATCCAAAATCTTAGAAAATTTCTAAACAAAAGGATTGAATTGAATCCTTTTGTTTAGTATTATATCCATCAGTTAAGCAAACAAGTTAAGCAAAAGGAGGTAATCGAAATGCAAAAAAATACAGCAGACTGGCATCGCGCGGATGTGGTTGCTGCGCTCAAAAAAGTAGGCTGGTCGTTACGCGCCCTATCCATCGCCAATGGACTGAGCCCAAATACCTTAAAGAGTGCTTTATCAATGCCCTATCCAAAAGCAGAGCGGATTATTGCTAATGCTTTAGGCATGAAACCGGAAGATATTTGGCCGCAGCGCTACGCTGCTCGAAACTTCCGACCAACGCTACGAAAAGTAGCGAATGCCTGAATTGTAGGTTAATTAAGCAAAAAAATCACGCATTTAAATTCCCACGCAGCAAATTTTTACCATGAGAACCATCAGACGACAGGCGAAAGCCACCTCACTAGACCATGCGATTGAGCTGGCTAAGCGCCATGCCAAGGAGCGGCGGCTGCCCTCCAAGGTAATGGCCGACTTGATGGGTGTGGAGCTTAAAACCTATTACCGCTGGTTGTTGGATAACACCTTGCCGCTCAACCGGATAGCCCAGTTTGAAGCGCTAACAGGCAGCCGCTTTATCAGCGAATATTTGAGTGTGCTGCATGGAGATAGGGTGGTGATTGAAATCCCGCGCGGGCGTAAGGGCAAAGCGGCGGATATGGCGCAGGTGCAGAGCCAAACGGCAGCGGCTTTGGCATTGTTGGCCAAATGGCATGAAGACGGCAGCGGGGTGGACGAAACCATCGAAGCGCTGACCAATGTGCTAGCCGTGCTGGCCTACCAACGGGAGAACGTGAAAAAAGCCGAAAACCCCGAGCTGAATTTTGAGGATGAGGATGATGAGTGAATTGGTGAGCTCCGCCCAATTGGCCGAAATGGCGCTGCCAATCCTGCCAAAAAGCAAACAGGGAATTGAGCATATGGCGAAACGCGACGGCTGGCCGTTTGAATACATCAAAGGGCAAGGGCGCGGCGGGCGGCTGAAAAAGTTTGTGCTCTCCGGGCTACCTGAAGAAATCCAAGCGGCAGTGCGGGAACGGCAGGCAGAGCAGTTGCTGGCGCAATCACAGCCGGCGGTGCTGCCGAGCGTGGCCAAGGCCAAGCGGCCGGTGGCGGTGCGGCGGATGGAGCAGTTGGGTTTGCCGATTGACGACTATGCGATGGGTTTGAACGACAAGCAGCGCGACTGCGCCCATGCGCGGATGGCTCTGGCGGCGGAGGTATTGCGGCTGCATGAGGTAACCGGCTTTGGGATTACGGATGCGGTGCAGTTTGTGGTGCGGCAGGTGGAAAGTGGGCAGTTATCGGAATCGCTGGCTTATTTGGTGCCGGTGGCCAATGCCCGCGCAAACAACCAACGCGGCATCAGTGTGCGCACCCTGAAAGGCTGGGTAGCGGCCTACCGTGCCGCCACTTCACCCAACGAGCGGCTGGCTGCCTTGGCACCGCGCCCGACCAAAAAAGAGACGCCGGTGGTGCAGATTGCCTGGCTGGCCGACTTTATGGCGCACCACTGCCGCCCGAGCGCCCCGAAGTTGGCGCACAGCTATCAGGAATTTGCCAAAGGCTGGCTGGCCGCGCAGCCGGGCTACGAGCTGCCAAGCCTCGATACGGTGCGGCGGGTGTGGAAAAGGCTGCCGCAGATTATGCAGCAGCGCGGGCGGATGACGGGTGCGGCCTACAAATCGCTGCTGCCCTATATCCGGCGCGACTGGCAGGCTTTACGGCCAAATGATGTGTGGATCGGCGACGGCCACAGCTTTAAAGCCAAGGTGCAGCACCCGATTCACGGCCAGCCGTTTAAGCCCGAGGTGACTGTGATTATCGACGGCTGCACGCGCATGGTGGTGGGGTTTAGCTTTTCGCTCGCCGAGAGCTGTGTGGCGGTGGCGGATGCGCTGCGTATCGGCATCAAGCACAACGGCGTGCCGCTGATGTACTACTCCGACAACGGCGGCGGCCAAACCGGCAAAACCATCGACCATGAAATCACCGGCTTAACCGCCCGGCTGGGCATCCACCATGAAACCGGCCTGCCGGGCAACCCACAGGGTCGAGGCATCATCGAAAGATGGTGGCAAGACAACCTGATCCGGCTGGCCGCGCAATACGAAACCTTTACCGGCTCCAGCATGGATCGGAGCACGCAAAACCTGCTCTACCGCAAGATGGACAGCGCGTTTAACGCATGGCGACAGGGCAAGGAATTGACACCCGAGCAGCAGCGCTACAAGGCCAAGCTGCCGAGCTGGCAGCAGTTTATGGCGGATGTGATGCAGTGTATTGCAGATTACAACAACCGGCCGCACAGCGAGCTACCGAGAAACGCCGAGGGCGTGCACTACACCCCGCTGCAATACCGCGACCTGCGGATGCAGCAGGAAAACCTCGCCCCCGACCTGCTGGCCGAAGCGGAGCTGGACGTGCTGTTTAGGCCGCAGGAAGTGCGCAAGGCGGCACGCGGGCAGATTGAGCTGTTTGGCAATGTGTATTTTTCGACCGACTTGGCCGAGCTGCACGGCGAAGACGTGCGGGTGGCTTACGACTACGACGATGCCGAGTGGGTGTATGTGTACAAGATGGACGGCAGCTTTGTGTGCAAAGCCAAGGTGGACGGCAACAAACGCGCGGCCATGCCGATTACGGTGCGCGACCAGCTGGCGGAAAAGCGTGCCAAAGGCCGCATCAAACGCGCGGAAAACACCATCCGGCTGGCGAAAGAAGAAACCCGCCCGGCCATCGAGCACCAGCCCGATTTTGGCCTGCTGGTTGGCAATGGGAACTACGAACCCGTACCGGCGAAAAAACCTCAGATTTTTATGTTTGAAAGCGACCGCGACGAATGGGAGCGGCAGCAAGCGAAGTAAAACAGGCAGCCTGCGGCAACAGGCTACCTGAAAACCCTGAAACCCCTTTTTAAAAGGATTTTAAAGATGAGCATCAGACAGGATTTACAAGACTATATCAGCGATAACGGCCTCTCGCAATCGGCGGTGGCGCGTGCCGTGGGCGTTACCTCGCCCGTGGTGAACCAATACCTGCACGGCAAATACCCGGGCAATGTGCAGGAAATCGAACGCAAGATTGCCGCCTATCTGCAAAAGCAGCGCGAGCGCGAAGCCGAAAGAAAGCTGGAGGTGGACTATGTGCTGACGACAACAGCCAAGCGGGTGCGCGATGTGCTGCGGTTGGCACATGTGGAAGGCGAAGCAGTGGTGCTGTTCGGACAGGCCGGCTTGGGCAAAACCAGCTCGCTGCGCGAATACTGCAAACAGGCACCCGACGCGCTGATGATTGAGACCGATCCGACCTATACCGCCAAAGTGCTGCTGCAAAAGCTGGCCGCCATGCTTGGCGCAGAGGGCAAAGGCAGCCTGAACGAGCTGATGGATTCGGTGGTGGGTCGATTGCGCGACAGCGGCCGCATTATCTTGGTGGATGAAGCGGAAAACCTGCCGCTGCGGGCGCTGGAATGCCTGCGCCGCGTGCACGACAAAACCGGCTGCGGCTTGGTGTTGGCCGGGATGCCGCGCCTGCTGGTGAACCTGCGCGGCAAAAACGGCGAATTGAAACAGCTCTACAGCCGCATGGCCTTTAAATTGGACTTGGGCGAGAGCGTGCCGGATGAAGATTTGGCGCAGATTGTGGCCCAAGCGATGCCGGATATGGATGAGGAGGCTGCCGCCGAGCTGGTGCGCACCGCCGCAGGCAACGCACGCCGGCTGGACAAGATGCTGCGCGGCGTGGTGCGGCTTGCCCGGATTAACAGGCAGGCACCCTCCGTGGAAATGGTACGGCAGTTTGCCGAGATGTTGATTCACTAAGCAAAGAGGAGATGAAAAATGTGTGAATTTTGGACATGGTTTAACCAAGCTAATTTCGGCAGCGTGATAGGCGCGGCGCTCACTTTGGCCTTTGCCATTGCGATTGTGGGTTTCGGGGTGGGCTGGGCTATTGAGCTTGTACTCCGCGGCATCAAAGACGGGAGGAAATAATGTGGCAAGACAGCTTAAAACCGGCGCTGCGGCGCTGGATGGTGGGCACACTGATTGCGCTGGCTTATGCCGCCATGACCGGCAGCTGCACCCCGCAGCCGGCAGCAAACAGGGTGCTGGTACAGACCGAGCCGGCAACCGACCGCATGGCCGCCCTGCAACAGCAGGCCGACCGCGAAGCAACGCAATGGGAAGCGGCCTACAGCCGCATGAGCGACCAAGAACGGATGAGCGGCATCGTATATGAGCCCATCTCCGACAGGCTACCTGAAACCGAAAGGGTAAAACCATGATTAGGCGACCGATTAGACGAGGCTACAACTTGAGCGATGAGGAATTTAAGTTGCAATTGATGGAACGTCGGATATTGCAGCGCAAGGCGCGTCAGGCAGAACAAGCCGAACAGGCAGCAGCAAAACGGAAAAGGTATGGCGGATAAAGGCTACCTGAAAATGACCGAACCAACCTGCTACCGCTGCCGCCACTGGAAAACCAGCGAGCCGGGGAAAGACGAAGAGCCTAGGCCGACGCCGATGTTGAGGTTTGGCTTTGCGCCCTGCGCCAAAGGCGAAATCAGCCGCTATTGGTCACGCAAGGCTGTGGCTTGCAAACACTATCAAGCCATCGGCGCAGCGGCGCAAAAAAGGCGTGATGAGATGATGAAGAAGTTAGGAGCTTAGAAATGACACGGCAATTTAAATTTGGCGATAAGGTCAGGTGTTTTCCCACGCCGATATCTGTTGGCGTAGTGCTATCAGCAGTGGACGAATACGGCTATGTAAACGTGATGTTTGATGACGCCCTTGAAGTGGAAGACTTCCCTGTTTCCGGGTTGGAGCTTATCCCCAACTCCGATACTGCCCGGCTCGATTGGATGATTCTGCGCGATTACCCCAGCGACATGAGCACCGAAGACAAGGCATTTACCCTGCAAGCCGAGCGCGAAAACATCGACACCTTTATCCGGCTGGATGCCGAGCAGCAAGGAGCGGCAGCATGAAAACCCGTTGCCCGTGCTGCGGCGCGGAAAACTCCCTCGATGCGCTGATTGCCCACGAACAGGCGCGGCAGAGCTTGTGGACGTTGGCCAATATCGGCGGGGCGATGACGCTGGGGTTAGTGAAATATCTCGGCCTGTTTCGCCCGAACAAGTCCGCGCTCTCTCAAGCTCGCATGGCCACGCTGATGGCCGAACTGCTGCCGGACATCCAAGCCGGGCAGATTTACCGCAACGGCCAATCCTACCCCGCCCCAGTAGCCGCTTGGGCTTATGCGTTTAACGAGGTGCTGGCCGCCCGCGACAGCGGCCGCCTGAAAACCCCGCTCAAATCGCATGGGTATCTATACGAGATTATCGCCGGCTGGGCGGGCAATGTGGCATCGGTGCCGGTATCCATCAGCGACGGCACCGCCACCCCGGCCATTATCGGCGGCAGCCGGCCACGGGGAAGCAAAGTGGTGGATGCCGTACAACAACTGGAGGAAATGAAAAATGAGCAAGCCCCTGCCTAAGTTTGTCAGTGATGAGCTGCTGACCGGGCTGCAAAAACTAATGATGCTGCGGCTGGAAGGTGCGCCGCCCGCCGACGGCATCAAATTGACGGCCAGTGTATGGGTGGAGGCCATCGCCTCAGTGAATATCAGTTGGGCCGAACAGTTGGACAAAGGGCGAATCACCGCGGGATTTACCCGGTTATTTGTCGAAATCGAACGCTGGCCGACACCAAAGATGCTGATTAGGTGTCTGCCGCCTAGGCCGGAACCGCCGAAGCTGGAACACAAACGGCAACTCACACCGGAAGAAAAAGCCCGGGGACGGGAAAACCTGAAAAAACTGTATCAAATAATCGCTGAAATCTTTGAAAGGAAAAAGCAATGGTAGCGAAAAAGAAAACCCGCATTAAACAGGCCGCGCTGACGGCCGCCGTGCAGAGCCGCGTGGAAGCCTCGGCGCAAATCCGCCGCATCGGCGACTTGGCACGCGAAGTAAAACGCTTGGAAGCCGAGATGGGCGACAAGCAGGCGGCCATCGAGCAGGAATACAACGAGCTGGCCGACCCGCTGCGCGCCGAACTGGCCGAGCTCACCGGCGGCGTGCAGGCCTACTGCGAAGCCAACCGCGAAGAGCTGACCGAAGGCTACAAAACCAAGACCGTGGATTTTGTGACCGGCACCGTGAAATGGCGTGCCGACCCGCCCAGCGTGCGTGTAACCGGTGTGGCGGCGGTGTTGGCCTACCTGAAGGAAAAAACCGCGCTGGCTCGCTTTGTACGGCTGAAAGAAGAAATCAACAAGGAGGCCATCCTCAACGAGGCCGAGCTGTTTGCCGACGGGCAGGTACCGGGTATCAAAATCATGAGCGGGGTGGAAAAAATCGTGATCGAACCCAGCGACCCGGAATTAGCGGGGGTGTGAGATGGCTGTAATGCTGAATGAAGGCAAGTCCTGCGCCGATAAAGCAGGCAGAGAAATCAACTGCACCCTGAAAATTGATGTGTCCGACGCCATCAATACTTGCGGCTACCGCGCTCTGGAGTTGGCACGGCACTACTGTGCCACGGCTGAAGCCTACCGCCGAGAAGGCCGCTGGTGGTTTGCCTGGGCGGCTATATGGTTTGCCATCAGTGCCGCAATTTGGTTTGCTATGTAGGAGCTTGAAAAAATGAAAAAATACCTATTAGTTGAAATGCCAGATTTTTCGGTGTGGCGCGTGCCGGTGCAGGTTATCGCTGATGCCTACACCGATTATTACGCCGAGCGCGACGGCCAAGACCGCGAGAAGGTCAAAGCCCAAACCGAGCGGCTGTTTACCACGCATGAATTTGAAATCGAAGATTGGGCGGCCAACAGCATGGATTGGGACGAGGTCAAAGCCCATGCTGTACAGGTCAAAGCCGGAGAGGTGGATTACCAAGAAGGCTGGATAAACGGCAACAAATGTGTAACCGACGATGAGGAGCAAAAAGATGTGGTTTAAGCAATGCCAAGCCTACAGGCTACCTGAAACCCCGGATGCGGCCGTTTTAGCCGCCGCATTGGACGAACACCGCTTTGCACCGCCCTGCGGGCTGGATTGGTTTACCGACGGTTTTGCCGTGCCGCAGCCGTTTGGCGACGAGCTGGTATTTACCGCAGATAAAACGCTCGGCATCTCTCTGAAACGTGAAGAACGGGTGCTGCCGGGTGCGGTCATCAAAACCGTCTTGGACGAAAAAATCGCCAAAATCGAAGCAGAGGAAGCCCGTAAAGTCGGCCGCAAGGAAAGGCAGGAGCTGAAAGAGCAGATTATTGACGAGCTGCTGCCGCGGGCCTTTACCCGCGCCAGCCGCACTGATGCAGTCTTGGTTGGCGGCTACCTGCTGATTAACCAAACCGGCAACAAAGCCGAAAACCTGTTGAGCCATCTGCGTGAAGCATTAGGCGGGCTGCGGGCACAGCCCACCGTTACCCGCCGCTCCGCATCTGAACTGATGACTGAATAGCTGCTGCGCGGCGAGGCCGACGGACAATTTGAGCTGGACGACTACGTGGCTTTGGTGGGCGCGGGCGATATGGGCGCGGAAATACGCATCAAACGCGAAGACCTGACCGCCGAAGAAGTGGTGCGGCATGTGAAATGCGGCAAGCGCGTGGCCGAGTTAGGCTTGGTATGGCGCGAGCGCGTGGTGTTGGTGCTGACGCAGGATTTGACCCTGAAACGCATCCGCTACCTAGACCACCTGCAGGAGGATGCCCAGAGCCACGGCGACAGCGGCTCTGATTTGGCCGCCGCCTCGCAAATCATCGCCGGAAATGCGCTGGCTATGATACTGGATGAGTTGGCTGAATTGTTGGGTGGCTGGCAGGAGTAATCATGAGCAAAGTCATTATCTATCACCTTGATGCACCTGGGTTGGCAAAGAACTACGCTGCCGTAGACCGATTTTTAGAAACCGAAATCCCTGATAATTGGTATGAAATGAGCGATGAGGAGCAGGATGAGTATGCCCGTGAACAGTTTTATCAGCAGTTTTCATGGGGCTGGCAGGTAGTAGACGCGTAAATCAAAAAATTACACTATGTGTAAATGTGTCATTTCCGAATTTTTGAAACCCGCGCGGCACGGTTTGCCGCAATTTAAACAGGAGTTAAACCCATGTTGGACGAAGCCGAAAAAGTGTTGGTTGCCGATTTTATCGGCGAAAACTGGCGATTGTTTGTTGATAGGGCTGCCGAATCAGGCTACAGCGAAGCGGAAGCCGAATATATCTACGCTAAACTAGAAAGAGGAGTTTAAACCATGAATAAACCGGATTTAATCAAAGATATCGCCGAGCGTGGCGAATTTACCAAGGCCGATGCCGAGGCCGCACTGAAGGCGGTGCAGGGTGCCATCATCGCCGTCCTAGTCAATGGCGACAAAATCACCCTGCCGGGCTTTGGCACGTTTAAGGTGGTGGAGACCGCTGCCCGTACCGGCCGCAACCCGAAAACTGGCGAGCCGGTGCAGGTGGCAGCTAAACGCAAGGTACAGTTTAAACCGAACGCGCAACTCAAAGAGCTGGTGAATCGGTGATGCTCAATCCATGCCGCTGCCGGATGCGGCGGCATGAGTGGATCATTACAAGAGGCTACCTGAAAAATGCAGGCCAATCTGAACAAACTGAAAGCCAAAATCCATATTGGCAAAGCGCAACTGGGGTTGGACGATGACACCTACCGTGCCCTGCTGCACCGTGAAACGGGCAAAAGCTCCTGTGCCAAGATGACTCTGCGCGAGCTGGAGGCGGTTCTGGCGGCCATGCAGCGGCAGGGTTTTGCCGCCAGCCGCCCGATGGGGCGCCGCCCCAGCCCGCGCCGCTCGGCCTCCAAGATGATCGGCAAGGTAGAGGCGCTGCTGTTGGATAACGGCCTGACTTGGGCTTATGCGCACGGGATGGCCAAACGGATGTTTGGCGTGGACCAAGTGCATTGGCTGTCGGATGATAAATTGCACAAACTGGTGGCGGCCTTGCAGATTTATGCCAACCGCCGGAAAGGGGAAAAATAATGTCGTTTGAACACTACGATGAAACGGATTTTGATGCGGTGCGCCACCTGCTGCCGGACAGCGTGATGGAAATGGTGGGGCTGATTGGCGCCGAGCCGACGCTCGCGCTGCTGCGCGCCTACGGCGGCACCACCTTCCCGGTGTCCTGCAATGTGAAGCGTGCCGGGCAGGCTACGCACGCTGCCTTGGCGGAAGTGGTGGGCGAACAGGCGGCAGACAAGCTGTGCTGCGCTTTCGGGCAGCGGCAGCGGCTGTGGCTGCTGAAATGCGAGCGGGCGGTGCGCGAGCTGCTGCACCGCAAAATCCGCCGCCAGTTTGACGAACTGGTGAGCCGCGATAATATGACCGCGTTTTGGGCGGTGCAGAATTTGGCGCAATGCCACCACCTTACCGACCGCACGGTGTGGGACATCCTCAAAAAGACCGACAATGCCCCGCCGCCGGAGAGCCGGCAAATCTCGCTGCTTTAACCGTGTGAGCCGCCTCAAGCATTTTTAGGTAGCCTGCCGTTGGACAATAACCCCAGTGTAACCACTGGGGTTTTTATCATGTTTATTACCATTACAGCCGGACATTCCAACACCGACCCGGGCGCCGTGAACGGCAGTGACCGCGAGGCGGACATTGCGCAGGACATGCGCAATATCGTGGCCTCTATTCTGCGCACCGATTACGGCTTAGAGGTTAAAACCGACGGCGAGGGTAAGGGCAATATGCCGTTGCGTGAGGCCGTTAAACTCATTAAAGGCAGCCGCTTGGCGGTGGAATTTCACACCAACGCGGCACTCAACAAAACCGCCACCGGCATTGAAGCCTTATCCGTCCCGAAAAACAAGGCGGCCTGCCAGCGTATATGCGCGGCGGTGGCCGCTGCCAGCGGCTGGAAGCTGCGCGGCGAGGGTGGCTATAAGCCCGACAATGCCGGGCAGCACAGCCGTTTGGCCTATGCGCAGGCGGGCGGCATTATCTTGGAGCCGTTTTTTATCAGCAACGATGCGGATTTGGCGCTATGGAAGCAGACTAAATGGCGCATCTGCCGCGCGGTGGCCGAAGCGATTGCGGCGGAGGTGGCGGCATGAGCCTGAAGAAAACATTGGTGGCTTTGGCTTTGGGCAGTTTGCCCAAGCACACCCACCCGCACCTGCCGCCACGGCGCGATGTGTGGATGGATCAGCCGCTGCCGAACTGGAAGCGCAGCGGCGTGGCAGCGGCCAAACGGGCGGCCAAGCGGCGCAGAAAGGCGAAACGATGAATAAGTTTGGCACTTGGCTGGCCGGTAACTTTACCAACCCGGCCACGGGACAGGCCAGCCACACCAAAATCTGGACCAATATCGCCTACGCGGTCATGACCTATAAGTTTGTGATGGCTCCTGAGTCTGTGGAGTGGATGTGGTGGGCTTACGGCGGCATTGTGGGCGGTTTTGCCTTGGTACGTCGCGGCTTATCGGTTATCCCGCAGCTGGCGGCCATCAAACAGGAAACGGAGCGCGAAAATGATGTGGATGCCCCTACTGAGTAAGCTGCTGCCAGCAGGCAGTCTGTGGAAAAAGCTGCTGCCGCTGCTGTTGGCTCTGGCTGTGGCGGCCACCTGCTACCGTGCAGGCTACCTGAACCGCGACGGCAAAGCTAAAACCGAAATGGCCACAGTGGCTGCCGCACACCAACAGGCACAACTGGAGGCGGAACGCGCCTACAGCGCCAAACTGGCCGAAGTGGCGGCGGAGCGGCAGAAATGGGTTGATTTTGCCCAAAGCCAATCCGTGAAGCTGGCCGAAGCCAACCGCCGCCTAGACAGTCAAACCACCTATATCAAACAGGAGATACCCCATGCGATTGCACGCGACAACAGTGCTGGCGGCTGCCATAGCGGCCTTGGCACTGACGGCCTGCGGCTCTACCGCCAAGCCCTCGGTTACAGCGCCGATTAAGGTAGTGGAGCGGCCGACCTTGCCGCCCGCTCCGGCAGAACTGTTGGCGGATTACGAACGCCCCGCGCCGCCCGCTTCGGGTAGCCCGGAAGCCCTGCTCAACCATGCCGCCGAGTACGGCGCATGGTGCGGCAAACGCGATGCTCAGGCCTCCGGCTGGCAGCAGTGGTACCGCAACGGACAGGGGGCGCATCGTGAGTAAATACCGCGAACTGGTACAGCGCCGCTTGTCGGTATGTCATGCCGGCATGGAGATGCGGCTTGCCCGTGCCCGCGAGCAGGAGCCGTTTGTACTGGCAGTGGAGCGCAAATTGTCGGTAGGCGGATGGGACTACCGTATGGGCATGACTCTGAATTTCGGCGTGGTGTTTACCGTGCTGCCATGCCGCATCCCGTTTAAAGAGCAATATCAAGCCGTCAAGGCCGCCCTAGCCGAATGCGGCGACGTGGAGTTTGATGTGCAGGACAAGCGACCGTGCCTGCATGTGAGCAGCCGCACCGATGAGGGCATCGATTGCTGTGTGGTGTTTGATGGAGACGATGATGGCCGCTGAATTTTTAACCATCGATTATGTGTTTCAGGGTGCCGTCGGCATCGTGATGACGGTGCTGTGGCGCTACATCGGCAAGGTGGACGGCAAGTTTGATTCCGTGCAAGCCGAGAATCACGCTCTGCGCGAACGCCTGCACGAAGTCGAAAAATCCTACCAAAGCAAAGCCGAAGCCCGAGAATACAAGGGCGAAGTGCTGGAGTTGTTACGGGAAATCAAGAGCGACCTCAAAGAGGTTAGCGACAAGTTAAACGAAAAGGCCGACAAAAAATGAGTAACCCTTACCAAGACCCGGTTGTGAAAATGCTGCGCGAAATCAGCGCAAAGCAGGATGTAACCATTGCCAAACAGGAAGCGATGGATAAACGGCTGGCCGAAATACAGGCCGATTGCCAGCGTATTGCCCGTACCAACGGCGGTTTGGCCGGTGCGGTATCCGGCGCGGTGAGCGGCGGCGTGGTGGCCACCGGCATTGCCTTTATCCGCGCTAAATTCGGCTTTTGAAGGATTTGAGAAATGGCCCACCCGAAAGAAACCCGCGACAAGCTGCGCAGGCTGTACGTCAGCGACGGGCATACGCTCGAAATCGCTGCAATGATGTGCGAAATCCCGACGGCTACCGCCCGTAACTGGAAGCGTGCCGCCAAGGAGCAAGGCGACGATTGGGACAAAGTGCGCGCCGCCTATACTTTGGCCGGTGGCGGTATCGAAGACTTGTCCCGCTCGCTGCTGGCGGGTTTTTTGGTGCAGTACCAATCGACGATGACGATGTTGCAGGATACGTCGGTCGAGGAATTGCCCCCATCGGAGCGGGCAAAGCTGCTGGCGAGCTTGTCCGACGCGTTTACCAAGACCGTGGCCGCAAACAAGCGGGTATTGCCCGAAATACAGGAATCTGCGGTTGCCATTAAAGTCATCGAAAAACTGTTTGCCTATATTGCAGACCGGCATCCCGATATGTTGGCTGCGTTTGATGAGGTACTACAAGGCTTTCAAACTGTCATTGAGAAAGAGTTTTAATCATGCAGGGAAAATTAAGCCAATCCGAACTGCGCGCCAGAATGTCCGCCATACGGGCAGACATCAACCGGCGCATCAGTGCGGCAGATATCGGATTGTCTGCCGCACCTGCGGATATTGCCGAGCGTCGCGCCAAAGTGATGCAGTGTACGCCCGAAGCATTCCGTTTTTTCTGCAAGACTTATCTGCCGCATTATTTCCCCGACGACAGCGAATCTGTTTTCCATACATGGGCATACACAGAACTGCCCGAAATCGAAAAAGAACCGGAGTCGGTCTTGCAGGGTTGCGCGGCATCGCGCGGCGAAGCGAAAACATCGTTGACCGTACAGGCGTTTTCCCTTTGGCGCGAAGTGCGCAATGCCAAACACAATACCGTCATCGTGTCCGACACCGAAGACCAAGCCGACGCCATCGTCGAAGCCATCAAAACCGAACTGACCGACAATCCCGCGTTGCAGTTGGACTTTCCCGAAGTCTGCGGGCAGGGGCAGGTATGGCGTATCGGTGAAATCCGAACCCGCCAAAACAACCAATTCAAAGCCTATGGCGCAGGACAGGGCATCCGCGGCGCGAAAAAAGGCGAGGTGCGCCCCGATGCGGTCTATCTCGACGACTTGGAAAATGAAAAACACACCGAAAACATCCGCCTGCGCGACAAACTGACTAAGTGGATAGGCAGCGTTATCAATCCTTTGGGCGGCGCGGGCGCGAAGTGCGACATTTTATATGTCGGTACGATTTTGTGTTTGGACAGCGTATTGGCGCGTGTGTTGAAAAACCCGTTTTGGCGCAGTGTGCGCTTTTCCGCCATCATGAAGTGGCCTGTCAATATGGACTTGTGGGCTGAATGGGAAAACATCTACCGCAATACGTCGAAAGAAAACCGCGCCAACGAAAAGGCAGCTCAGGCGTTTTATGAAGCAAACGAATCAGCAATGCTGGAAGGCAGTGAAGTGAGCTGGAGCAAACGACCGCTGCTCGCCCTGATGAAAATCCGCGCCCGCGACGGTATCCATGTTTTTAACTGTGAATATCAAAATCAGCCGGGCAATCCCGAAAATGCGATTTTTGCTGATTATTTGGACAACTGTTATTACCGCACTCTGCCGCATGATGTCGTGTATTTTGGTGCGGTTGATCCTTCACTGGGCAAACAGGGTAAAGGCACTGATCCGTCCGCCATTCTTGTCGGCGGCTACCAACGCGCTACCGGCACGCTGTTTGTTGTGGAGGCATCCATCAAGAAACGTGTGCCGAGCCTGATTATTCAGGACGTCATCAGACTGCAAAAGCAATACGGCTGCCTGCTGTGGGTCATCGAGACCGTACAGTTTCAAGAGTTTTTCAAAGACGAGCTGATTAAAGAGGCGGCAAAACAGGGGGCGCATGTTCCGGCACGTGGAGTCAAACCGAGCGCAGAAAAAGTGATGAGGATTGAAAGTATCCAACCGCATTTTGCCAACGGATTTATCAAACTGTTACCGGAACAGCGTGTATTGATTGAGCAGTTGCGGGAATTTCCCGACGCCGACCACGACGACGGCCCAGACGGGCTGCATATGCTGTGGATGGCGGCCACCAGCGGCAGCGGCGCGATTGACTACACCGCCGTGCCGCGCCACAACGACAGCAACGGGGTGCTGACTTTCGGCAGCGGTGCTTGGTAACAACCCGCTGAGGCGGCTCAAACGGTTTCAGACGGCCTTACATCTGACAATAGCGGCAAGATTAACTGCATCTTGCCGCTTAATTATGTCTATCAAATCCCGTTTTACCGCCGTTTTATCCGCTATTACAGGCAATACCGAGCCTGCGCCGAAAGCGCCGCGCAAAGGCGAGCAGACCGCGCAGCTGGCCAAAGCCCGCGGCACCATCGGCGAGCATCCGAGCAAGGGGTTGACGCCGCAGAAACTGCACCAGATTTTAGAAGGGGCGGAAGACGGCGACATCACGGCGCAGTCGGAATTGTTTGCCGATATGGAGGAAAAAGACGGCCACATCTTTGCCGAGATGAGCAAGCGCAAACGCGCTTTAACCGGCTTGGATTGGCGGGTATCCGCTCCGAAAAATGCCGATGAGGCCGGGCGGCAGCTGGCGGAAGAGGTGGCGGGCTGGCTCTACGGCCTGCCGGACTTTGAGGCGCTGCTGTTTGACCTGCTGGATGCGCTCGGACACGGCTTTGCCGCGGTGGAAATCAGCTGGCAGCAGGTGGACGGCTTATGGCTGCCGGCCAAGTTTACCCACCGCCCGCAGGGTTGGTTTACATTAAAAAACAACCAACTTAAATTATTGGGCACCAATGGGCAGGAGCCGCAGGAATTGTGGCCGCTGGGCTGGATTGTGCACCGACACCAAGCGCGCAGCGGCTTTTTGGCGCGCGGCGGGCTGATGCGGTCATTAGCGTGGCCGTATCTGTTTAAAAATTATTCGGTACGCGACCTAGCGGAATTTTTGGAAATTTACGGCCTGCCGGTGCGGCTGGGCAAATACCCGGCTGGCGCATCGGATAAGGAAAAAACCACCCTGCTCAACGCGCTGGTGGGCATCGGCCACAATGCGGCCGGCATCATCCCGGAAACCATGATGCTGGAACTGTTGGACGCGGCCAGCGGCAGCGGCGACACCTTTATGAGCATGGTGGACTGGTGCGAGCGCACCCAATCCAAAATCATCTTGGGCGGCACGCTGACCACGCAGGCAGACGGCAAAACCAGCACCAACGCGCTGGGGCAAATCCACAACGAGGTGCGGCACGACTTGCTGGCGTCTGACGCCAAGCAGCTGGCGGCCACGCTGACCCGGCAGCTGATTGCGCCGCTGCTGTATCTCAATAAGGGCATCGCCGACCCCAACAATATCCCCTATTTTGAGTTTGACACCCGCCAGCCGGAAGACATGAAGCTGTATGCCGAGGCGCTGCCCGAATTGGTGCAGCTCGGCATGAAAATTCCGCTGGAATGGGCGCACGAAAAGCTGGCCATCCCGCAGGCGGCAGACGACCAAGACATGCTGGCTATGCGTGGCGCCCAGCCGGAACTACGGCAGGCGCAGGCCAGCCGCTACCGGCAGGTAGCCTTGTCGCGGCAGGGCGAAATCATCTATCCCGACCAGCTGGCGTTGGATGACGGTATTGCAGGCTACCTGAAAAATACTGATCTGCCCGCACTGCTCGAACCGCTGATTAAGCAACTCGGCCAAGCCATCGCCGAAGGCGGCAGCTATGAAGAGGCGGCCGATCGCCTGCTGGCGGCCTACCCGCAATTGGACACCGCACAGCTGCAAGAGGCGCTGGGGCGCGTGCTGTTTGTGGCGGACTTGTGGGGGCAGATCGGTGGGCGCTAATCAAGTGGATTTGGCCTATGCCTTCGGCCTGCCGCCGGAGCGTGCCATCCGTTATTTTGAGACTTTGGGCTACACGGTGCCGACCGATTGGCCGCAGCGGATGCAACAAGCAGCGGCCAAGGCGCAGACCATCGCCGGCATCTACCGGCAGGATGTGGTGGCCGACATCCACCGCGCGCTGGGCGAATCGGCGGCCAAGGGCACGCCGTTTGCCAAATTTAGGGATGCGGTGGAGCGGCAGCTGACGGCCAAGGGGCTGCATCTGGATCAGGCCGGCGATATGGTGGACGCCGCCACCGGCGAGCTGCTGGGCAAAGGCATCACGCCGCAGCGCTTGGAGGTGATTTACCGCACCAATATGCAAAATGCGTATATGGCCGGACGTTGGCAGGAATTGCAAGACAACCGTGCCGCTATGCCTTATCTGCAATACACCGCCGTTATGGACAACCGCACCCGCCCGCTGCACCGCGAGCTGCACGGGCAGGTGTACCACATCGACGACCCATTTTGGGATACCTTTTACCCGCCCAACGGCTTTAACTGCCGTTGCACGGTAACCGCCTACAGCGCAGCCGATTTGACCCGGCGCGGGCTGGAAGTGGCCGACAGCGAGGGGCGGCTGGAAGAGGTGTACCGCGTGGTGAACAAAGCGGGCGACACCGAGCCGACCCGCGCCATCCGTTTGGCCGACGGCCGCTCCTTTATGGCCGACCGCGGCTTTGACGGCAACGTGGGCAAGCGACACTTGGCGCAGCTGGGGCAATTGCAGATGCAACGGGCGGTGGATTTACCGCCGCGGTTGGCGAGTATGGCGGTGGGCGAGGCGTTGAAACAGCCGGCCTTTTTTAAGGCGCTGTCGGATGAGTTTATCCGGCGCTTTGATTTTTTGGCCGCCGGCGGTCACGGCAGCAACCGCATAATGCACGTGGGCGTATTGCACACCGAGCTGCTGGATGCGCTGGCCGCCCACAACATCATGCCTCAGTCGGCCGTTATCAGTATGGGGGATGCGGACATTACCCATGCCTTGCGCGACAGCAAGGCGGCAAGCGGTCGGGCTTTGGATGCAGCCATTATCCGGCGTGTGCCGGAGCTGCTGCTGAAGCCGGACTCGGTGTATGTACAAACCAATGCCAAAAATCCGACATTATGGTTTATTTATGAGACCGAGCAGGGCAAATTGGTATTGTTGGTGGATAAGCCGGAGAAGAAAAGCAAAGAGATGATGAATATTGTGCGAACCGGCGGCAGAATCACGAATTGGAAAGAAGCATTGAACCAGCATACACTGGTTTGGGGGAAAGCCCCGGCAGGAATGAAGTAAAACAGGCAGGGGCGTCGGGATTCGAACCCGCATAATATGGGGAAACCATAACCTTTACCAGTTGGAAACTACCCCTGCCTATTTGTGAATTACAGTATAGCTATGATCGAAATCGAAATCAAGACGTTAGAGTTGCAGCAAAACATCAGCCGCGCAGCGCAGGGCTTGGAGCAGCGCGGTAGCCTGATGCGCCTGATTGCCGGCAGGCTGCATCAGGCGGTGGATGAAAACTTTAACAGCCAAGGCCGCCCGGCTTGGGCGGGGCTGAAGCTGGGCAGCCAGCTCTCCCGTGCCGGGGCGCTGACGAAACGCGGGCAGGTATCGCAGGCGCGGTTTGACAAGCATGTGCGCAACCACAAAATCCTGCAAAACACCGGCCGCCTGCGCAACAGCATCACCGAGGCCAGCGACAACGATAGCGCGCGGGTAGGCACTAATGTGGCCTATGCCGCCATCCACAACTTCGGCGGGCAAACCGCCGCGCACATGATTTACCCGCGCCATAAAAAGGCGCTGGCATGGGCCACCGGGGCGTATCCGGTAAAAAGCGTGAAGCACCCCGGCAGCCGCATCCCGGCACGCCCGTTTATGCAGCTCACGCCGCAAGACGAGCACGAGCTGGTGGAGACGGTGAGCGACTATTTGGCCTCCGTCTGCGGCCTACCGAAAGGCAGTTAAACGACACCCCGCCCAAAATCGCGCCAAACGGCGTTTAAACGGCTTGGGTATAGTTTGGTATATCCCCGCGCCAGACCCCCGCTAAAAAACGCGCTTTATAGCCTCTTTATAGCCATCACACCGCAGCCGCCCCGCCGACTGTTTCACCTGCGCCAAAACCAAGTGAGGCGCTTCAAAGATTTTTCCCCCGCTTCCGGCTGCACAATGCGGCCATGAACAAACATACCCCTCCCCCGTTTTTACTGGCTGCCTGTTCCGTCCCGGTGGACGGCGCGGCGCAGCGCATCCAGCTGATTCCCGCCGGCGAGTTCCGCTCCAACGACGGGCGCCCGGCCGATGCGCCGTTTTGGCGTTTGAGCCCGCAGCGTGCAGCCGCCTTGGTGGCCGAGCTCAATGCGCGGCCGGTGCGGCTGATGGTGGACTACGAACACCAAACCTTGTTTACCGCGCAAAACGGACAGCCTAACCCGGCATCGGGCTGGCTCTCCGGTTTTGAATGGATAGACGGCAAAGGGTTGTATGCCGAGGTGCAGTGGACGGCCGCGGCCAAGGAGCGGATTGCCGGCGGCGAATACCGTTATATCTCGCCGGTGTTCCAGTACACGCCTGCGGGCGACATCCTTAGCCTGTTGCCGCCCGCGCTCACCAACACCCCGGCGCTTGACCAACTCGACCCGGTGGCCTTGGCTGCCGCCTCCCGATTACTTAACCCCCTCCAACCCTCTCAAAAGGACGAAGCAATGAACGAAGCACAAAAGCTGATGCTGTCGCTGCTCGGGCTGCCTGAAACCGCCAGCGAGGCGGAGCAGCTGGCCGCGATGCAGCAAATCCAAAGCAGCACCGACGGCAAAAAGCTGGCCGAAGCCTTGGCCGCCGCCAAAGAGGCAGCCAAGCCGGAAAACAAACCGGCCGAGCCGAACCCGCCCGCCGCCCCTGCCGCACCGGCAGGCCAGCCGGCCAATGACGAGACCGGCGCACCCAATACCGCTGCCGCCTCGCAACAGGTGCCGCTGTCGGCACTGCAAGGCTTGCAACGACAAGTGGCCGCCCTGAGCCAGCAGCTGGCTGCGCACGAGGCGGAAAAAACCGCACAACTGATTACCGCCGCCCTCTCCGACGGCCGACTGCTACCGGCGCAAAAAGCATGGGCGGAAGGCTTGGGCAAATCCAACCCGCAGGCACTGGCCGAATTTTTAGCCACGGCGCAGCCTTTGGCCGCCCTAAGCGCCACGCAGACCGGCGGCATCCCGCCTGCTGCCGCGGAAAAAGGTTTGAGCGCTGATGAGGCGAGAGTGGCAGAAATGCTGGGCATCACTGCCGAAGACTATGCAAAACAGAAATAGGAGTAATCCCCGATGATTATCACCCCGGATTTAATTAAAGCCTTGTTTACCGGCTTTAAAAAGAACTATCAGGACGGCCTGCAAATGGCTAAGAGCCAATACCCGGAAATTGCCACCGTGGTGCCGTCTTCCACCGCCTCCAACACCTACGGCTGGCTCGGACAGGCGCCGGCATTGCGCGAATGGGTGGGTGACCGTGTGTTCAACGACATGAAGGCACACGCTTACGCGATTGCCAATAAGCATTTTGAGAGCTCCATCAAAGTCAGCCGCAACGATATTGAAGACGACAACATCGGTATTTATGCGCCGCTGGTAACCGAGCTGGGCCGTGCCGCTGCCGTGTTTGCCGACGAATTGGTGTTCGGCCTGTTGAAAAAAGGCAACACCACCCTGTGTTACGACGGCCAAAACTTTTTTGATACCGACCACCCGGTGTTTGAAAAAGTGGACGGCACCGGCAACAAAACCTTGGTTAAAAACCTGTTTACCGCCACCGGCGGCACGCAGGGCACGCCGTGGTATCTGCTGGATACCAGCCGCGCCATCAAACCGATGATCTTCCAGCAACGCAAGCCGATGAAGCTCAGTGCGATGACCAAAGACGATGACGAAGGCGTGTTTATGCGCAACGAGTACCGCTACGGCGTGGACGGCCGCTGCAATGCCGGCTTCGGCTTCTGGCAGATGGCCAGCATGAGCACCGAGGAGCTGACCCCGGACAACTTTGCCAAGGTATTTAACGCGATGGCTAGTCAAAAAGGCGACGGCGGCCGCCCGCTCGACATCCGCCCGACTGTGTTGCTGGTGCCCAGCACTATGGAAGATTTGGCCAATTCGATTGTCAAACCCGACAAATACGAAAACGGCAAATTCAACCCGCACCACAACAAGGTCAAAGTCGTGGCCAGCCCGTGGCTGTTGTAACCCCTTTTGCGGCGGCTTTAACCGGTTTAAAGCCGCCGTTTTGGAGCAGATAAATGGCAAAAAACAAACCCCAAGACGATGCAGTGCAAAAGCCGCTGCAAGAAGCGCAAGGCGGCCAAACCGAGCAGCAGCCGGAGGCGCAGGACGGCCTGCCCGAAAACCAGCCGGAACAGCAGCAAGGCCATCCCGACACCCCGCCTGAAACCACGCAGTCTGAAACCGCGCCGGTTGAACAGCAGCCGGAACAGGATGCCGTTGTACAGCCCACCGCCGATGCAGGCAGGCTACCTGAAAAACCAACCGAACCGCCTGCCGCCGATGCAGTGGCCGTGCGCTCGCGCACCGAGCGCTTTTTCCGCTGCGGCTTGGAATTTGTGCGCCATGAATGGCGTACGGTACAGCGCAGCGAATTGAGCGATGCAGATTGGCAGCGCCTGCTGGCCGAGCCGCATCTTGAAATCCGCCCGGCCGATGCGCCGGACGATAACGGGGACGTGCCGCAATGATCAGCTATGCCTCGCTCGACGAACTGTGCCTGCGCTACGGCGACAACACCGTGTTGCAGCTCACCGACTTAGAGCGGCGCGGCCAAATCAATGCCGACATTGCGCAGCAGGCACTGCTGGACGCTACCGCCGAAATCGACGGCTACTTGAACCGCTACACGCGGCCGTTTCCGCAGATTCCGCGGTTATTGACGGTGTACTGCTGCGACATTGCCATCTACCGCTTGGCCACCGGTATGCGCCAAGGCAACGATGACATGGACACCCGCTACAAAAACGCCATCGACTACCTCAAGCAGGTGGCGCGCGGCACGGCCACCATCAGTGGGCTGCCCGAAAACGGCCAGCTCGGCACCGGCGACACCGTGATATTTAACAAGCCCCAGCAAAAGGTATTCGGCCGTGATCGCCCTTATTGAGGCTGCCATCGTGCAGCGCCTGCGCCAAGGTTTGGGCAAGCTGGTTACCGGCGTGCACAGCTACGGCGGCGAGCTGGACGACGAGGGGCTGTATCAGGTGGTGCAGCAGTTGCCCGCTGCTTGGGTGACTTTTGCCGGCATCGACAAAACCGAAGCCGTTAAAACCAGCCGCACCAAGCACAAGGCCGAAGCCAAGTTTGTGGTGATGGTGGCTGCCCGCTCGTTACGCAGCGAGGAAGCCAGCCGCGCCGGCGGCATCGGCCACTGGGAAATCGGCAGCTACCAACTGATTTACGCGGTGCGCCGCCTGCTGGCCAATCAGGATTTGGGCTTGGCCATCGACAAGCTGCAACCGCGCGCGGTGCGCACCCTGTTTAACGGCAGGATGGAGCGGCAGGAAGCGATGAGCGTGTATGCCTGCGAATTTGCCACCCATTGGATCGAGGAGGCGTTGGACAACGGCCGCTGGCCGGAAATCCCGCCGCCACCGCCACCACCGGCTAATCCGAACGCCCCGCCGCCCCCGCCGCACCCCGACCAAATCTTTGTGACCTATCAGGCGGCCACCAGCCCGCCATACCCCGAACTGAAAGGCGCGAACCTGCATGTGCACGCGCCGCCCGACAACCCCACCCCCGCCATCGAGGCGGAAGTTAAAACAGGAGAGACACCATGAGTATCTTGGTAAGAGCCGCCGCCGGCCTGAAAGTGCCGAAGGAAGGCGAGCCGCACCGCTATATCGACGAGCATCAGGCCGTCGCCGTGGAGGAGAGCGCCTACTATCTGCGCTGCCTCGAATGCGGCGACTTGGTGCGCGAATCCGAGGCCGAATCCGAGCCTGATCCCAAACCCGCCAAAGGAGGCAAATAATGGCCAGCGCCAACATCAGTTTTGACAAAATCCCGGCATCTACGCGCAAACCCGGCGTGTACGCCGAATGGAACCTCAAACGCGCCATGCGCAACCTGCCTACCAATCGGCAGCGCGTGCTGTTGATTGCCCAGCACACCACCGACTTGGGCGCAGTATCCGCCCTGACGGATGTGTATTCCGCCGCCGAAGTGGCCGAGCGCTACGGTGCGGGCAGTCAGGCACATTTAATGGCCGATACCGCCATTAAAGCCTACGCCAATGCCGCCCTGAGCATCATCACGCTGGCCGACAACAGCGCCGGCGTGGCCGCCGCAGGCAAAATCACCATTACCGGCAATGCCACCACGCAGGGTGTGCTGCGCGTGGGCATCGGCAACGCCGACGTGCTGATGGTGGCCGTGGCCGCCGGCGACAGCGCCGATACCGTCGGCAAAGCCGTCAAGGCTGCGATTGCCGCCCAGCCCGGCCTGCCCGTATCTGCCGCCGAAGCCGCCGGCGTGGTGACCATCACCGCAAAAAACAAAGGCACCGAGGGCAATGCCATCCGCCTGTTGGCGGCCTGCACCGCCGCCGGTATCAGCACCACGGTAACCGCGATGGCGGGCGGCGACGCCAACCCCGACATCCAGCCCGCACTTACCGCCGTGATTGCCGACGGCCACGACATCATCGCCTGCGGCATCAGCGACGAGGCCAACCTGCTCAAACTGCGCGCCCACCTCGAAAAAGTCGGCGCGCCCACAGAAAAACGCTGGGCGATCGGTGTGTACGGCCACAGCGGCACATTGGCCACCGCCACCACCTTGGCCGGCAAACTCAACAACGGCTTTATGCTCTGCGCTTGGTATCGCGGCACGCCCAGCCTGCCGTGTGAACTGGCGGCAGCTTTTGCATCCGTGATGGCGAGCGAAGAAGACCCCGCCCGCCCGTTGAACACGCTGGCCTTGGAAGGCATCGGCCTGTGCGACAGCAAAGATAAAACCATGCGTACCGAGCAGGAAAACGCGCTCTACAACGGCGTGGCACCGGTGGAAACCAGTCCGGACGGCAGCCGGGCGCAGATTGTGCGGGCGATCACCACCTACACCAAAACCGCCAACGGCACCGCCGACGAGAGCCTGCTGGACGTAACCACCGTGCGCACCCTGATTTACGTGAGCAAAGCCTGTATCCAGCGCGTGGCCTTGCGCTTCCCGCGCGAAAAACTCTCCGACAAAACCCCGGCGCGGGTGCGCAGCGAGCTTATCGACGTGCTGATGCGCTGCGAAGAGCTGGAGATTTTGGAGCAGGTGGAAGCCAACCTGCCCAACCTCATCGTGGAGAGGGACAAGCAAAACGTGAACATGCTGGACGTGCGCATCCCATCCGACGTAGTGAACGGCCTGCACGTGGTCGGCATGGTGGTAGACCTCTATTTATAAGGAGCGATAAACAATGAGTACCGAATACATCGGCAGCGTAACCCTCTATCTCGACGCGGCAGAGGTAGAGATTACCAAAATTGACGTCAAGGATTCGACCGGACGCAAGCCTGTAAAAACCATGAACCGCAGCCGCCGCACCAAAGGCTTCACCCGCGGCGTGGGCCAATACGACATCACCGCCACCGCCGTGATGCCTACCGACGGCACCGCCATCAACTGGGGCAGCATCGAGGACGCCAAAATCTCACTGGTGCCCGACGTGCCCGGCGCGAAACCCACCAGCTACCTCGGGTTTTGCGTAACCGAGGTGGGCGAGAGCTACACGGTGGACAACGAGATGGTGATCGACATCACCGGCTTTGCCATCCGCAAGGTGCTGGAGTAAAGGCTACCTGAAAATGGTAAAATCAAGCCCTGTCCTGAATCGGCAGGGCTTTTTTTACGGAGAAGGGAAATGAGAAAACTATTGTACGGCGTGCTTATCGCTCTCGGGCTGGCCGCCTGCGGCGGGCAGGAGCAGCCGGCGCCGGCTAATTTGCCATTGGGAGATGTGCCTGCTGGATGTAACACGGCACAGATAGGTATATCACTAGACCAATTTACACAAAACATGGTAACAGGTTTAAAGCAGATAGAACAACCATATACTATTTATAAACAGGATATTACCAATGATGAGTGCGGTATATTGGTAATGATGGATATGGAGTTTGGATTTGTTGGCGTATTTACAGATCCAACCGGAAAAAATGTAATGGGTGTAACTGTATCCTACCAAAACACACAAGATACGGTAGTTAATTTTAACCGCTCTATTGCTGCAATGCAGGTGTTGGCAGCGATACATGGTTCTCAAAAAGTAGGAGAACGGCCTGAATGGAAAGAGTTGGTAGGAATGCTTACTACTGCATTAAATGAAAGTAATAAAACAGGGCATAGCAAACAACAGATTGTATTAGGAGATTATTCATATACGGTTATCGCTGGAAGTAAGGACGTGACTATGGTTGTAAGGAGAGCCATCTAGCGACCCTGTGAATTGTTTCAACCAGCTCCCCCCAAGCCTTTAAACGATAATTAAACCTACATTTTTATTCGGTTTAATCCACGTTTAAAGGCTTTTCTTATGTCTGACCAAAATTCCCAAACCTCTGTTATCGACCCGCTGGATAATGCGACAGCGGAGTTTAACCTCGCTGTGGCCGAAGACGGCCTAACGGTTTCAGGTAGCCTGAAATATGGCATTTTGCACAATGGCGAATGGCACTACGATTTTGCCATGCACCTGCTCACGGTGCGCGAGGATATGGCGATTGACACACAGCTGGAGGGGCAGGCGCGGCTGTTGGAGAGCTATGCCCTGTCGCTCGACCGCTTGGGCGGTATCCCGGCGGAGCAAATCAGTGCCGATATTTTGGCCGACGGCTTAGTGGCCACCGATTTTGATGCCCTGTTTTTTGCCCAAGAGTTGTTGGCAAAAAAGCGTCTACGCCCAAGCTCGACCGCTACCGTTTAGCCGTATTGATGCTGGGGCGCTTTGGCCTGCCTGAGCAGCGGGTATTGGCCATGACGCTGCCGGAGCTCAACAGCTTTATGCGGCAGGCGCGCCAGTTGCTGTCGGCCTATCAGGTAGTGCCGCTGCCTGTACCGACCCCGGCTGCCAAACCAGCCGCCGCGCCGCCGGGCAAATCCAGCGGCACCACCTTTATCAGCAAGCGAGTGAAGAAACATGAGCAGTAACACCTTAGAGCTGATTGCCAAGTTTAAAGATAACGCCAGTCAAGGGTTGCGGCGGTTAATGAATGAGACCGAGCGCAGCGCCGCAGCACAAGGTCGCGCTTGGGCACAATCCTCACGCCAGCGGCAGCAGGCCATCAATGCCTACCAGCGGCTCGGCATCCGCTCCGAGCAGCAAATCCGCCGTGAAATGCAGCTCACGCAGGCGGCCTACAACCGTTTGGCTCGCTCCGGCACGCTGTCGCAACGCGAGCTGGCTCGGGCGGCGGAAGCCAACCGTCAAAACATCCGCCGCCTGAATAGCGAATTGCGCAGCAGCAGCGGGCAGATGGGGCGCTGGCAGCGCATGATGCGCGGCGGCGGCCGGGCTTTTGATGCCGCTACCCGAGGCGGCGCGGCCTTGGTGGCGGGCGGTTATGTGCTGGCACAGCCGGTACGGCGCACGATGGATTACGACACCGAGCTACGCCATGTAACCAATGTGGCTTATGCCGGCAAGAGTATGGCCGAGCGGCAGGCCGGGATGGCCGACATCAACCGTGCCGTGATGGGCGCGGCCTACGAGGGAGCTGCTTCCCGCGAAGACACACTGGCGGCATTTAATACCCTGATTTCCAGCGGCGCGGTGGACGGCCAAGCAGCACAGAGACTGCTGCCCACTATCATGAAAACCGCCACCGCTGCTAATGCTTCTGGCGAAGAGGTATCTACTTTTATCGCTAAAGCCTTGCAGGCTGGCTTCAAGGAGGCCGATATCCCCGAGCTGTTGGACCGCGCAGTGCAGTCCGGTGCTGATGGCGGCTTCGAGTTTAAGGATATGGCGCGCTGGCTGCCGCAACAGTTGGCGGCAATGAAAAACGCCGGTATGGCGCCGACCTTAGAAAATTTCTCCTCTCTGCTCAATGCCAACCAATTGAGCTTTATGTCGGCCGGCAGCACGGATGAAGCGGGCAATAATGTGGTCAATTTATTGGCTAAACTGACCAGCCCGGATATTGCCAACCACGCTAAACGCATCACCATCAACGGCCAAAAAGGCTTTGATTTCACGGCCTCTATGAACAAGCGGCAGGCCGACGGCATGAACTCGCTGGATGCGGTAGTGGATATTGCCCGGGAATTGATTAGCAAAGACGAGCGCAGCCGCGCCCTGATGGAGCAAATTAATGCCGCTAAAGGCGACGAGGCCAAACTGGAGCTGCTGGAGAGCCAAAAAGCCTTAGTGGACGGTACGGCCATCGGGCAGCTGGTAACTGACCGGCAGGCACTGATGGCTTTGCTGGCGCTGGTAAATAATGCCGACCAAGCCGACCGCCTCAAACAGGGGCAGGCTAACGCTAACGGTGCTGTAGCAGGTAATTTCGAGTTCCTGATGCAGGGCTCGGGGATGCAGGCACAACGTGCCAAAGCGGCCTACTCCGATGCTGAATATGGTGCATTTAAGGGCGTAAGCGATAAAGTGGGTAGTGGCATGGATGCACTCGGCCGCTGGGCGAAACAAAACCCCGATCAAGCCCAGGTAGCCACCGGTGCTGGCTGGATGGCAGCAGCGGCAGCCGCCGCCAGAGGCGTTTTTGGTTTTATGCCCGGCGGTGGCCTTTTAGGCTTCGGCGGAGGCAGTGCTGCCGGTGGCGGGGGCGCAGCAGGCGGCACGGCCGGCGGCCTCGCTACCGGCTCGCTGGCGATGGCCTCGCTGCCGCTGATTGGCTTCGGCGGCGCTACCTATCTGGCCGGTCGCCGTGATAAGTACGGCGAATGGTCCGAGAGTTTGCAGGGCTTCGGGCGTTTGTTGGATAAATATCTGCCCAGCTTTCGCGGAGACAGTAAGGGCGAGTGGCTCAAAAGCCGCATCGGCCAAAGCCCGGATGCGGCGCAGGCTTATCAGGACTACCTACGCGGGCAGGGACATACCCCGCTGGACAGTCCCGAGCTGCGCATGAGCGCCGAGCAGCTGCAAGAGGCTGCCCAACGCATGGAAAACAGCGGCGAACAGTACGCACAAGCGGTATCCGACAACCAGCAGGCCGCCGCCCAGTTTTTGGAGGCATCGCGCCTGATGGGCACGGCGGCGGGTCAGTTGGCGGCAGCGGCGCGGCAGCCGGTGCCGGTAACCGTATCGGTGTCGGGCGGCAATATCACCGCCGCCGTATCGCAAGCCGCCGAGCGCGATAACAGAAGGAATTAACAGATGAGTTGGCAAGATACCCTGCTTGATGCCAGTTACAAGGGCGTAGCGTTTGAAGCCACTGGCGACACCCTGCGCGGCGTGCACGCGCTGGCCGAGCACAGCTACCCTTTTGTGGACGGCTCGGATATTGAAGACACGGGCTGCGAGGCGTTGGAATTTAACCTCACCGCCGTTTTGTATGGCGACGACTACGAGGCGCGGCTGCAACGCCTGCTCAAGGTGCTGCGCGAACACGGCAGCGGCGAGCTGGTGCACCCGATTTACGGCAGCGTGCCGGACACGGTGGTGGCCGATTTCGAGGTGCGGCATAGCGAGGACAGTCCGGACTATGCCGAAATCAATATCAGCTTCAAACAGAGCGTGGCCGCCGCGCCGTTTTTCGGGCGCGAGCTGGCGCTGGCCTTGGCCGACGAGGCGGATTGGGTGGCCGACTTGGCCGCCTTTCAGGGTTTCGCCGTACTGGAAAAGGCACTATCCAAAATCCGCACCCAGCAGCACCGGTGGAATAATTTTCACGCGGCGGTATTAAACGTAATCGGACGGCTGTACGGCCAAGTGAACGGGGTATTTTCAGGTAGCCTAAACCTGCTCAACAGCCCGCGCGTGCTGCTCACCGAGCTCAAAGGCGTGTTTGGCGCGCTGGCCGGGATGCACCGCACGGCGGAAAGCAGCCTGTCGGGCTGGCGCGATTTGGCCGGCGGTACCAAAACGGCCGCCGCCGTGCCGTGGCAATACCGGCAGGGCTTGGATAACGGCGTCACGCCCGCCCGCTCGCAGGCCGCCTTGCCGGATGTGGCCGCGCTCACGGCAGCGATTGCCATTGTGGGCAGCACCGCGCTGGCCAAAGAGCTGGCGGATATTTTCGCCGCCGAACAAGACGAGCCCGAACTCACGCCGGCGGAAATCAGCCGCCTGCTGGCCGATGTGCGCGCCCAGCTCAACAGCGCGTTGGCCGCCAACCGCTTGGCGGTGATGATGCTCTCCGCCAGCGCCGAGCAGGCCGAACAGTTGGCCGCCTTGCTGCTCTCGCTGTATCAGGACAACCCGCCCGACCCAGAGCAGCTCTACCGCCAGCTGGAACAGCGCCGCCTGTTGCCGCAGCAGCCCTATTTGGAGGGCAGCGCCGAATTGGCCGACAGCGTGCGCACGTTGGCACACACCCTGCAAAAGCAGGCACAAGCCTTGATTAACCTGCGCCCGCCCTTGGTGCAAAAGGTGGTGCCTCAGGATAGCAGCCTGCACCTACTGGCTTTTTTATGGTACGGCGACCACAGCCGCCAAGCCGAGCTGCTGCGCCTCAATCCCGGCATTGTGCATCCCAACTTTATCGCCCGCGGAACCGTATTAAATGCCTACGCCCAATAACACCGTAAGCCTCTTAATTGCAGGCAAAACCCACAGTCAGTGGACAGACTACGACATCGACAGCGACCTCCTCACCCCGGCCGATGATTTTCAGGTAACCCTCGGGCGGCCGGTAGACGCCAAACCGGATGCGGTGCAGCCGGGCGACACGGTGGAGGTGCGGGTAGGTGAGGATACCGTATTGAGCGGGCGCATCGACCGCGTGAGCACCAGCACCGCCAAAGGGCAAAAAACGCTCACCATCTCCGGCCGCGACGATGCCGGCATCCTGTTGGATTGCTCCTGCCCGATTTTTAACGCGCAGGATATGGATTTAAAGCAGATTATCGACACCATCGTCAAACCCTTGGGCATCAGCAAAATCCGCATCGATGCGGCGCAAACCGCGCGCACCAACAAAGTGCAAATCGAGCCGGGCAGCCGGGCTTGGGATGCCTTGGCGCAGTATGCCGAGGCCAACGGGCTGTGGCCGTGGCTGGAGCCGGACGGCACGCTGGTGATCGGCGGGCCCGACTACACCACCAAGCCGGTGGCCGATTTGATTGTGCGCACCAACGGGCAGGGCAACAACGTGGAGCAATTGCAGGTGGAGCGCGATTTTTCGCAGCGCTTCAGCGAGATAACGATTTTGGGGTAGAGCCACAGCGGCAAACACAACCTGCGCGCCACGGTTAAAGACGATACGGTTAAGGTGCACCGCCCGCTGATTATCGTCGAGGCGGATGTAGACAACCAAGCCGCCGCCGAGCGCAAGGCCAAGAAGCGGCTGGGCGACAGCAAATTGGACGGCCTTACCATCACCGCCACCGTGCAAGGCCACCGCAACGACGACGGCGTGCTGTGGCAGCCCGGCCAGCGCCTGCAACTGTTGAGCGAGCCGGACGGGCTGGACGGCATCTATTTCCTGATGGCGCGAAAATTTGTGGGCGGGCGCGGCAAGCCCACGCAAACCATCCTCACCCTCAAAGAGGATAAGGCGTGGATACCCGAGGCCAAACCGCCGAAAAACAACAAAGGCCAAGGCGGCAAAGGCCGCCGCAGGGGCAGTCGTAAACGCCGCGGCGGCGGGCGGAAAGGCCGTCAGGCACGGGAATTACAGGTTATTTAAGGACAATAAATGGACGCTAAACAAGTAGACGGCCGCATCAAGCGGATGCTGGGCGGCATCCGGCAGGCATTCAGGGGCAAAATCGCCCGCACCGATGCCGGAGGCGGCGTGCAGCGTACACAGATTGAGGGGCTGGACGGCGAAACAGTGCAGGCGCTGGAACACGCCGAACAGTTCGGCTTCACCGCGCACCCGCCTGCCGGTAGCGATTGCATCGTTTTGCCCTTGGGCGGCCAGACCAGCCACGGCATCGTCGTCAATACCTGCAACGGTGCTTACCGCATCACCAACCTGCAAGAGGGTGAGACTGCGGTGTACAACGCCGACGGCGCCAAAATCGTGCTGAAAAAAGGCCGCATCATCGACATCGACTGCCAAGTGCTCAATATCAAAGCGCCGGGCGGGGTCAATATCGACGCACCCAATGTGGATTGCACCGCCGAAGTGACCGCCGCCGGGCAAATCAACGGCAACGGCGGCATGGCCATAAAAGGCGGCAACGGCGCTACCTTCGAGGGCGACGTGCGCCAAACCGGCGGCGACTACACCACCGACCAAGACGTGGTGGCCTCGGGCAAATCCCTCACCGGCCACCAGCACCCCGGCGACAGCGGCGGCACCACCGGCGCACCCCTCTGAAGCCCCTCAAGCAGTTCTCCCAGCGTCCATAACCCATAATGCGGTTATGGACGCTTTACTTAACCCCGCCACCGGCGACTACCTGCTCAACCAATCCGCGCAAGGCATCGAAAACGAAGTCTATGTGCGGCTGGTTACCCCGCTTGGCAGCTACTGGGCCGAACCCGCACTGGGCAGCCGCCTGCACGAATTGCGCCGGCAGAAAGACCTGCCGCGCATTGCCGTGTTGGCCAAGCAGTATGCCGAGCAGGCTTTGCAGCCGATTTTAGATGCCCGCCGCGCCCGCCGCATCAATGTGGCCGCCTCTTTGGCACGGCGCGGCTGGCTGCGGCTGGATATTGACGGGGAAGACATGAGCGGCCGGAATCTATCCTTAATCCATGAGGTGCGGCTGGCATGAAAACCAAAAACTTTGAGCAACTGCGCAGCGACTACCTGCGCGATTTGAGCAACCAGCAGCCTGCCGCCCACACCCACCCCGGCAGCGACAATTTCGCCCGCGCCACTGCTTTGGCCGCACTGGCCGAGGGGCAATACCAACACCAAGAGTGGATTTTGCGGCAGGTGTTTGCCGATACGGCGGACACCGCCTATTTGGAGCGCCATTGCGCCATGTACCGCATTTGGCGCAAGAGTGCCGCCGCTGCGGCGGGTAGCATCCGCATCAGCGGCGCGCCCAATACCGTGCTGCCTGCCGGGCTGGTGGCCCAAGTAGGCGACACCGCCTACCAGACTTCTGCCGCCGGGCAAACCGACGGCAGCGGGCAGGCTGTATTGGCCTGCCATTGCCTGAGCACCGGTGCCGCCGGCAATCAGCCGGACAATACCCCGGCCAAGCTGCAAAGCCCGCCTGCCGGCGTTGAGGCAGATGCCGTGCTCACCAGTATGGTGGGCGGCACCGATATCGAGAGCGATGCCGCGTTGTTAGACAGGCTGCTGTCGCGTTTGCGCCAGCCGCCCGCCGGCGGCAATGCCTACGACTATTACCGCTGGGCAATGGCCGTGCCGGGGGTGGAGGCGGCATTTGTGTATCCGCTGCGGCGCGGTTTGGGCACGGTGGATGTGGCCATCCTCACCGCATCCGGCCTGCCGTCGCCCGATGTGGTGCGTGCCGTGCAGCAATATATCGACGAGCGCCGCCCGGTTACCGCCAAAAACGTGCAGGTGATGGCACCGCAACGCGTACCGCTCAATGTATCGGTGCGCGTATCGCTGGCCGACGGCTACACCCTGCCTGCGGTTAAGGATGCCGCCGCCCGCGCCTTGTCGGCTTATTTTGCAACCATCAAGCCGGGCGACACCGTCTATAAAAGCCATATCGAGGCGCTGATTAGCGATACCCCGGGCGTGCGCGACCGTGTGCTCGACAGCCCGGCCGCCAACCAAAACGCCACCATCACCCCGCACATCCAATGGCTCGCCTTGGGCACGTTTGAGATGACCCTGTTATGACCTACGCCGACCTGCTCCCCCTCTACTATCCGCCCGTCAGCTACGACGTGCGCGCCACCGGGCAGGCCGCCGAGCGGCAGGCGGAAGCCGCCATATTCGACGGTGTGCAGGCACAGTCGGCACAGCTGCTGGCTGCCGCCTACGCCCCCACTGCCGGCGGCGACATCACGCGCTGGGAGCGCCTGCTCGGCATCAACCCGCCGCAGCCCGACAACTACGCCCGCCGCGTGGCCGACGTGCTGGCCAAACTCAATGAGACCGGCGGCCTGAGCATCCCGTATTTCGTCGGCTTGGCTGCCGCCGCAGGCTACACCATCACCATCAGCGAGCCGCAGCCCTTCCGCGCCGGCGTAAACCGCGCCGGCGACCGCCTCGCCCGCGAAGACATCATGTGGGTGTGGTGGGTGGACGTGGCCGCCCAATCGCAAACCGTGTGGCGCTTCCGCGCTGGCTCTGGCACCGCCGGCAGCCGCCTGAGCCAATACAGCGATGCTGTGATCGAGAGCCTGTTCAACCGCCTCAAACCCGCCCACACCGCCATCCGATTTACCTACCGCTAAAGGACTAAACCATGCACCCCATCGAAACCCCCGATAAGACCTTCCACGACGGCGACGGCGTGAGCGAACTCGGCACCATCCTGCCCGCGTGGTGGCTCAACCAAGTGCAATCCGAGCTGCTGGCCGTGCTGACTGCGGCCGGTATCCAGCCGGATAAAGCCAAACCAAACCAAGTGGTCGAGGCTTTGCGCAAAATCATCGACGAGCAAGCCAGCGGCAAAGGCTTACCCGTTGGCGCAGTAATCGGCTTTCCGCGTGCCGTCAGCAGCCCCGAAGGCTACCTGAAAGCCGACGGCAGCACCTTTGCCCAGGCCACCTATCCCGACCTGCACCGCGTATTGGGCAGCAACAAACTGCCAAACCTTACACGCTCCGATGTAGGCATGACCGCCTATTTCCCGATTGAGGCCATCCCGGACGGCTGGATTAAGTACGATGAGATTGCTACCAAGGTAACGCAGGCCGCCTATCCCGAGCTCTACCGCAAACTGGTGGCGCAGTACGGCAGCATTACTGCCGTGCCCAAGGCTGATGACCGCTTTGTGCGCAATGCTGCAGGCGGCCTCACGGTGGGCACGCAGCAAGGGGATGCCATCCGCAATATAAAGGGTGAGTATTTTTACGGCTACGACGCCGACATTGATGCCGCCACCAGCAAACGGGTGGCAGATGCCTACAACAAGGCAAACAGCGCGTTGTGGATGGATATGTCCAAAAAGGTACTGGATAACATCGCCTGGGTGTCTTGGAGCCAAGACCTGAGGACCGGCGCAGCCAACTTTGCGCCACTGATGTTTGATGCCAGCCGCGCCGTGCCGACCGCAGACGAGGTACGCCCCAAAGCCATTGCGATGGTGCTGTGCATCAAGGCCAAAGACAGCCTGGACGATGTGGTGATGTGGATTAAGGCGTTTGGCAAAGTAACCAACGCCGGCACGATGAATGCCGCCACGCTGGCGGCGGATTTGCAGCGCAAGGCCGACCGCGACGAGGTTGCACCCAAAAGCCACACCCACCGCAGCAGCGAGATTACTGATTTTACGCAGGCTGTGGGTAATCTGTTTACCGCGGACAAATCCGCCAACGGCTGGGTGCGGCTGCCCAACGGCCTGCTGCTGCAGTGGCTGTGTATTGAGCACACCATCACGAGCATCGGCAACAACCCGGGTGCGGTTTACAGTTTTCCGGTGGCCTTTACGCAAGGCTGCCTGTCGATGAGCATCAATACCTGCCTGTCCAATCCTGCTCTCGGCTATGGTGCGCTGACTCGCGTAATGCCTATATCGGTATCGCAATTTAGGCTGGTGGAGGATTTTTGGTCGGCAGTCGGCACGCACCAGCCTGCCAAGAGCTATGTACTGGCCATCGGGTTTTAACGGGAGATAACACATGACCATCTATTACTCAAAATCCAATCAGGCGTTTTACGACGACCAAATCCACAGCAGGCTACCTGAAGATGCGGTAGAGATTAGCCCCGAGCAGCACACCGCACTGCTATCCGGCCAGTCCGCCGGGCAAGTGATTATGCCGGGCAAGGACGGCAAGCCCGTGCTGGCCGAGCAGCCGCCCTGCCCATCCAGCACTTGGGACGGGGAGCAATGGCACATCGACCCAGAGTGCGCCGCCCGGCTCAAAGCCGAGCAACAGGATGAGATGTGGGATCGCATCAAGGCCAAGCGTGCCGATAATCTGCGGCATGGGGTGTACGTTAAATCGGTGGACAAATGGTTTCACACTGATGACAACTCTCGCACACAATATATCGCGCTGGCCGTGATGCCGAGGCTACCTGAAAAGCTGGCTTGGAAAACGATGGACAACAGCTTTATAAATATGACCAAAGTGCTGCTGGAAGAGTTGATGGCGCAAATGTTGGTGGATGAGCAGGCCGATTTTGCCAACGCCGAAAAACACCGTGCCGCTATGCTCAAAGCAGAAAAACCGCTTGCGTACGATTATTCCGGCGGATGGACGGCCAACTTTGAGCCCGCCGCTGCCGAGCTCGAGGAGGCGTAATCATGAAACCGAGATACTACCTAGCCCTCTACAAAGGCCGCCGCAGCGGCCGCGGCTGGCGCGTATGGTGTGCCCGAGCCACCGACTGGCTCACCCGTGCCCTTACGCGCGGCCAATACAGCCATGCCGAGATTGCCTACGGCTCAGCCGAAGGCGGCGGGTACGACTGCATTTCTTCTTCCGTGCGCGACGGCGGTGTGCGCGCCAAAACCATGCTACTGCCCGCTGATAAGTGGGATCTAATCCCGCTGCCCGACAGCATCAATGAGCACGGCCAACTCGACCGCCTATATCGCAACACAGTGAGCCAGCCCTACGACTGGTTTGGCGCCGTCGGCGTGGTATTCAAAACCCGCCAGAGGGGCGATAAGTGGTTTTGCTCCGAGTGGTGTGCCGCCGCATTGGGGCTGCCCGACGGCTGGCGCTGGTCGCCCAACGACCTTGCCGCTATCGTGCCCGCTCTAAAAAGGCAGGCATGAAAAACCCCGCCACAAGGGCGGGGAGGAAAAAACTAAGACGGCGACACGGCGGGTGCGGGAACACCCGCCGCGACAGCCAAGCAGAACCAGCCTGCATTGACCCAAGGCCGCCACCCTCGAGGGCGCGCGGATTGTATCACGCAATGTAGGAAAAATAATGCAATACCGATGCAAAAGCTGCGGCAAATTACTGGCCGTTGGCAGCGGCACCGTGCAAATCAAGTGCCAACGCTGCAAAACAGTAAACCAATTCAGTTCTTTAACAACCCAGAGCACCCACGAGTGCCCAACTTCAGTAAGGAGTCAGCCTCATGGGAAAGCCAGACAAAATACCCGGCAAGAACGGGTTTAAATACCGCCGCCAATACGGCGTGGTCATCATTTGCGCCAACGAAGCACAGCAAATCGAGGCCTACAACCAACTCAAACGGCAGGGCTACCGGCTCAAGGTGGTGAGTGTATGAAGATTGAGATTCATCACCGTTGCGCCAACTTCAACAGCTATCGCGCCGCACGGGTCAAATCCTTATTCAACGTGGAAAGCGGCGCGGATTTCCGCCTATCGGCGGAGCTGCCGCTGCATGAGCGGCCGTGGCAGATTGGCGTAGTGGCCGGCCCTTCCGGCTCCGGCAAAACCAGTATCGGCAAAAGCATCGGCCAAGCCTACGCCCCAAAGTGGCCGGCCAACCGGCCGCTGGTGGATGCGATTGCCGCCGACGGCGATTTCGATGCCGTAACCGCCGCCTTATCCTCGGTCGGTTTGGGCGATGTGCCCGCTTGGCTGCGCCCCTATCCCGTGTTGAGCAATGGCGAACAGTTCCGCGCCACCTTGGCGCGGCTGATGGCCGAAGCGCCCGATGGCATCAGCGTTGTGGACGAGTTCAGCTCGGTGGTAGACCGCCAAATCGCCCGGGTGGGCGCTGGCGCGTTTGCCAAAGGCTGGCGCCGGCACCAAAACAAACAAGTCGTGCTGCTATCCTGCCACTACGACATCCTCGACTGGATACAGCCGGATTGGGTGTTAGACACCGAAACTGGCTGCTTCCAATGGGGGTGGCTTCGGCAACGGCCGCGATTTGAATTGGAAATATACCCTTGCCGCCAAGCCGACTACCGGTTGTTTGAGCCGCATCATTATCTGAAACTGCCGCCGGTGATTGCCGGCAGCCATTACATGGGGTTGATTAATGGGCAGCCTGTGGCACATGTTGCCTTCAGCCCGCGCCCCGGTTTAGTGGAAGCGCGCGCCTGCCGGCTGGTGGTGCTGCCGGAATGGCAGGGTGCCGGAGTCGGTACGCGCTTTCTAAACGGCTGTGCCGAAATGTGGCTGCGTGGAGAAAACCGCTATCGCCGCCCGCTGCGTACTCTAATCAACACCTCTCATCCCGGCTTGGCCGCCGCCCTGCGCCGCAATCCACAATGGACGCAGGTATCGGCTGCCCTATACGGTGCCGACAAACTGCGCTGCCGCGACAGTCTGCGCCGCTCCGCCTTAAAGCACGGGAAAGATACCGGTAAAGCCCGCAGTGCCACCGGCTACGGTGGTCATTTCCGCGCCGTGCAAGGCTTCCGCTATTTAGGCAACGGGCAGGAGGAATAGCGTAGCCCGGCCGCCATTGGACATAGCATGAAAATCCCCGTTTAACAGACCATTAAACGGGGATTAATTGATGCAAAAGCTGATACAATTTCTTACGCGGCGGCGGTGCAAAAGCTACTGCCAATTCGGGCAAAAGCTGCCGCCGCCTTACACTAAACGCCTTACAACACAATTTCAATCAATTCATCAACGCTTTCAGACGACACATTGCCCAAGCTCCAGAGCAAACCGAAGCCGAAAAACGCAATGCCGCCTTAAACCGCCTGCGCAGCGAAATTCTCGATTATGCCGTAGAACAAGCGGTACAACCGCAAGGGCTGTTCACGCTCACCGTGCCGACCGGCGGCGGCAAAACGTTCACTTCTATGGCATTTGCGCTGGAACACGCCAAACGGCACGGAATGCGGCGCGTGATTTACGTCATCCCGTTCACCAGCATCATCGAACAAAATGCCGCCGAGTTTCGCAAAGCCTTTGGCGAATTAGGCGAACAAGCCGTGTTGGAACACCACAGCACCTTCGACGACGGCAAACTGCAAAATGAGGCCACCAAAGACAAATTGCGCCTTGCCTCGGAAAACTGGGACGCGCCGATTGTCGTGACCACCGCCGTGCAATTCTTCGAATCCCTCTTTGCCGACCGCTCCTCGCGCTGCCGCAAGCTGCACAACATCGCAGGCTCCGTCATCATCCTCGACGAAGCGCAAATGCTGCCGCTCAATCTGTTGCTGCCCATCATGCAAGCCATCAAAGAATTGGCACAAAACTATCATTGCTCTGTCGTCATGTGCACCGCCACCCAGCCAGCCGTGCAAGCCGAAAACGGCTTCTATCGCGGCTTTGAAAACGTGCGCGAAATAGCCCCAAAACCGACCGCACTTTTCGACAAACTGCGCCGCACCACCGTGCAACACATCGGCACACAAACCGATGCCGACCTGCTCGCCAAACTTACCGAACACCCGCAAATGCTCGTCATCGTCAATAACCGCCGCCATGCCCGCAGCCTGTACGACCAAGCCAAATATCTTGACGGCACATTCCACCTGACCACCTTAATGTGCGCCAAACACCGCAGCCAAAAGCTTGATGAAATCCGCGGTCGTCTGAAAAGCGGAGAACCCTGCCGCGTTATCGCCACTTCCTTAATCGAAGCCGGCGTTGATGTGGATTTTCCGCTGGTGATGCGCTCCGAAGCAGGCCTAGACAGCGTTGCCCAAGCCGCAGGACGCTGCAACCGCGAAGGCAAAAGGCTACCTGAAAACAGCTTTGTCTGGATATTTACGCCCGAAGAACAATGGAAAGCCCCGCCTGAACTTGCCACCCAAGCCGCCGTCATGCGTCTGACCGCTGACAGCTTTTCAGACGACCTCTTATCCACCCAAGCCGTTACCGCCTATTTCAAAGACCTTTACGACTTAAAAGGCAGTGAACTGGACAATAAAAAAATCCTGAAAATGCACAACGACACAGGGCAAAGCCTCGATTTCCCATTCCAAACCATCGCCGACAAGTTCCGCATGATCGAAAGCCATATGCAGCCGCTGATTATTCCCTTCGATGTTGATGCCGAAAACCTTATTAGCAGCCTGCACCACGCCGACCACATCGGCGGACTCTTACGCAAACTGCAACCCTACACCGTCCAAATTCCCGAAAAAGCCCTTGCCGCTTTATACAAGGCAGGGCGTATCGAACCGATTAACGAGAAAAACTTCGGCAAACAGTTTTATACGCTGATTGGGCTGGATTTGTATGATGAGGTGGCAGGGCTTTCTTGGGAGGATACGGCGTTTTTGAAGGGGGAAAGTTTGGTGTTTTAACTGAACTTATAATTTATAGAATATTAATTTGATTTTTACCTTTAAAAGGCATATCCTTCGTATGGCCTAAAAAGTAATTTGGAGAAAATTAAGACCATGTCCCAATCTCAACTGACACCACATCAAGCTCGATACTACTCCTGGCTTTTAACCCGTCAAGCCGAGGGCGGAAGTATGGACTCGTTAGCAACAACATTGGTTGATGCCCAAGTCGATTTAAACCCGCATCAAGTTGATGCAGCCTTGTTTGCCTGCAAAAATCCCTTGTCGAAAGGTGTGATTTTGGCAGATGAAGTAGGTTTAGGAAAAACCATCGAAGCGGGCTTGGTAATATTGCAGCATTGGGCAGAACGCAAACGTAAAATTCTGATTATCACCCCGGCCAACTTACGCAAACAATGGCATCAAGAGTTACAGGAAAAATTTGGCTTACAGGGCATGATTTTGGAGGCTAAAAGTTACAATGCCATAAAAAAAACAGGTAAAAACCCTTTTCGTCAAGAAAATCCCGTTATCTGCTCCTATCAATTTGCTAAATCTAAAGCGGATGATATTAAGCAAATTGGATGGGATTTGGTTGTATTAGATGAAGCTCATCGTCTACGCAATGTTTATAAGAAAAACAATGTTATCGGTAAAACTTTAAAAGAAGCTTTGGAAAACGTATCCAGCAAAGTCCTATTAACTGCTACTCCTTTGCAAAATTCTTTGCTTGAACTTTACGGCTTGGTCAGCATGATAGATGATCGTGTTTTTGGCGACTTAGATAGTTTTCGTGCTCAATTCGGTGCAAAGGCCACAGAACAGACCTTATCCCATCTGCGCCAGCGACTCAGCCCTGTTTGCCAGCGTACCTTACGCCGCCAAGTACAGGCCTATGTTCCCTACACTCAGCGCCTTGCCATCCTGCAAAAATTTACGCCATCCGACCAAGAACGAGAATTTTCTCATTTGGTTGCCGAATACCTGCGCCGTCCAAATCTGCAAGCAATGCCAGAAGGACAACGACAGCTTATTTCCCTAGTGTTGTGGAAACTTTTAGCCTCTAGTAGCCGTGCTATTGCAGGTGCACTGGATACTATGACCAAACGCCTACAAGGTGTATTGGCAGAATCAACCACACAAGACCTGGTCGAAACTCTGGATGAGGATTATGAAAGCTTAGATGAAACTGCAGAAGAATGGGAAGAAGAAAACGAATCGAACATTCTAACTGCTGATGAATATCAAGCGATTGCCGATGAAATTGAAGAGCTTAAACATTTTAAACAACTTGCCGAAAACATCCGAGAAGACGCAAAAAGTCGCGCATTACTGACCGCACTTTCCACAGCTTTTGCCAAATTGAAAGAACTTGGTGCGGCGCAAAAAGCCATTATTTTTACCGAATCCAAACGCACCCAAGCCTATCTCTTAGAATGTCTTGCCCAAACTGACTATGCAGGTGAGAATGGGGCAGGTATCGTGTTATTCAATGGCACAAACAGTGATTCCCAAGCACAAAAAATCTATAAAGACTGGCTCAAACGGCATGAAGGCAGCGATAAAATTACCGGTTCCAAAACCGCCGATACCCGTGCCGCTTTGGTAGAACATTTCAAAGAGCGCGGCACCATCATGATTGCCACTGAAGCAGGTGCGGAAGGTATCAACTTGCAATTTTGCTCCCTCATTATCAATTACGATTTACCGTGGAATCCTCAACGTGTCGAACAACGCATCGGTCGTTGCCACCGTTATGGACAAAAACACGATGTTGTCGTCGTGAATTTCGTTGATGAAACCAATGAAGCCGACCAGCGTGTTTACGAATTGCTTGAGCAAAAATTTAAGCTTTTTGATGGTGTATTTGGTGCCAGTGACGAAGTGTTGGGGGCAATCGGTAGTGGCGTAGATATCGAACGACGCATTGCTGAAATCTACCGCCAATGCCGCCACTCAGAAGATATCAAAACTGCCTTTGATAGCCTGCAAAGTGAACTATCGGACGAAATTAACCAGAGCATGATGAAAGCCCGTCAAACCCTGCTGGAAAATTTTGATGAGGAAGTCCGCGAAAGACTACGTATTTGTGCTGAAGAAAGCCAAGTAGCACTCAACAAATACGGAAAAATTCTGATGGATTTAACCCAGAGCGAGCTTGGAGACAGTTCAGATATCTGTGATGGTGGTTTTATACTCAATAAGCTACCTGAAAATCTTTCAGACGGCCTTAACATTCCAACAGGACGATACGAACTGCCGCGAAAAAGTGGCGAAGCCTATCTCTACCGCATCACCCATCCCTTGGCACAAGCTATCATCGATCGCGCCAAAAAACGCGATTGTCCACCAGCTCGTCTAATTTTTGATTATAAAGAGCATAACGGCAGGATCAGTACACTCAAACCCTATCGCGGACAAAGCGGACAACTTATTGCCAAACTCATCAGCATCAGCGCATTGGGTGATACAGAGCAGCACATACTGATTGCCGCCATAACTGAAAACGGTGAAGTCCTACAAGCTGACGATCCAGAAAAACTTCTGCGCCTGCCTGCACGTATTGCTGAAACCACAATAAAAATGGGATTTCAGACGACCTTATCCGACAATATGGCTGAACGCCGCCAAACGCTATTAAACCAAGCCACCAAACGTAATTTGGGTTATTTTGAGGAGGAAGTGCAAAAACTGGACGACTGGGCGGATGATTTAAAACAAGGTTTGGAACAGGAGATTAAAGAAACCGATCGTGAAATCAAAGAAGTCCGCCGCACCGCCACCACTTCCGCCACTTTAGAGGAAAAACTAAGTTGGCAGAAAAAACAGCGCGAATTAGAAAATAAACGCAGCCGCCAACGCCGTGAACTTTTTGATAAACAGGATGAAATTGAAGCGCAGCGCAACCAGCTGATTGAAGAATTAGAAGAAAGTTTGAAGCAGACGGTAGAAGAGGAAGAATTGTTTTTTATTGAATGGGAGATGGTTTAA